TCTGCCCCGGCGAACCGGGGCATCAGGTGTTACTCGGATACAACGTCAGATTTGCGCTCGACTACATACTCGAGGTAGACCCGAGCAGCGCCCGCCGTCGCGGCAGCGCCGGTTTGGGCGAAGGTTGCGACCGCTGGAGCCTTGTTCAGCGTGATGTAGCCAGTCGGAGTCAGCGCATGCAGGCCTGCTGTTTTCAAGTCGATCCCGGTGCCATAGCGGGTCGGCAGCAAGGTGTCACCCACTTCCAGCGTGGCTGTGGTGGCCGAGTTGAATGGCGTGGTCACCAGCACCCAGCCGCGAGTGACCTGCGCGCCTTCAGGAAGCACGATCACGTCGCCGACGGCAGCAGTGGCGAAGTCGCCAAACAGAAACTCGTTATAACCAACAGCTGGCCATTGATGCTCATAGTTGAACTTGTTCATTCCGTTCTCCTTAGTTGAGCGCGTGGTCGATGGCCAGCACACCGAAGTCTTCGGTGGACTCGTCATAGTTGCTGTAGAACTTGGGCTTCAGGAACCCTACGAAACGATCCAGAGAGATACCTTTCTGGGTGTTGTAGTTGAATTCCTTCTCCGCCCACGCCTCGCCATTGGACTGGTTGATGTCGGCGAACGCCAACGCCTGAGCACCCAGCAGCAGGGATCGGGTACCGTTCACGTTGCCGTCGGCGCCCCACTTGCTACCAGCAGCAGCGCCGGTAGTGCTGAACACTTTGTTCGACTCCTGGATGACTGCACCGTCTACCGTCACGGTAGCGCCGGTGAACCATGGGTTACTGTCACCACGGACGCCCCCCTGAACCAGGCCGTTTTGCCACAGCGGATCCATTTTCATGGTCGCCAGGGTGCCTGGCTTGACGAGGAGCATGTAGTACTCTTTGCCACCGGAAATAACCGGACGGATATGGTGGTCCTTGGCAAAAGCGATCGAGTCGACGACCATCTTGTAGTTCGGCACATATGCCGAGGTGATGGTGCTGTTGTCGGATTCGACGAGGTTGGTGCCGTTCCAGACCCGATACCGTTGAGCCGAGGGGGCACTCACATCAGCGGCAAACTCCAGGTCTGAAAACGAGCTCGACTTCCGGAGGCTGCCACTGGTGTTGTAGATGTAGGAAATGCCCGACAGAGTCAGGATTGCCAGTTCATCGACACGCTGGGCAAGCCAGTTGGAAAGCTGGTCGCGAGCTTCGCGACGAAATTCAATCACCGACTTCTGGTCGGCCATCTTGCCCTTGCTGCGCACCTGGTTGGAGATCAGGTCAACCTGAATTTCCTGCCAGAACGCTTCCATTTCCTCTTCGTTGCCTTCCCGCCAGTTGTCGCCAACGATGCCGTCGCCAACCAGATCGGAAACCAGCTTGATCAAGGCCTTGGTGCCCTTCTCGCTCTGGCTCATCTCGGTAATGTGCTGGATGATCGCACCAGTACCGTTGCCGAGGAATTTATCCACGAACATCTGATCGCGGGCGGCCTCGAAGGTCGCCTTCGACCAGTAAACTTTGTCTTGTGGCTGCAATGCGCCAAAATTGGTAAGTGCCATGAGGGCAATTCCTATGAAGAGTGGCTTTGTGGTTCTGGGTATGTCGCCACCCTTGCGAGGACAGGTTTGAACGCTCCTGATGCGCCTGAAACGGTCAGTTTTACGCCCTGCTGGCGAGAGACACCGTGACTCGGTGAGCGAGCATCTATGCCGATGCGAGCATTCCATATGGTGCGAGGTAGCGCTTCCGTGTGCCACCCCTGCAAACTTATGTGACTGGATTAGGCCGTCAACCCAGTTTCTTCGAATGCCTTGCGTTGTTCGGGAGTCAGTTTCCTGAACTCCTCACGGGACATATTGCTGATATCGACACCTTTGGTTGACCGAGCGCCAAGACCTTCTGCTTTCGGGGGAATCTTCGCAGCCCGGTCCAATTGCTTCTGTACATCGATCTTGTTTTGCGCCGCAGGATCAGGCTTCTTGTCGGCGTAGCGCGGACCAACCTTCGCTGCCGCCAGCTCGAGCGCCTCTGCCGGGGTCTTCCCTTTGCCAACGAAGTGCTGATGCCATACCAGTGTTTCGTCGATCGCGTCCTGATTCTTGTCACCGCTTTCGACGTTCAGGAACGGATAGGCTGCGTAGGCCTTGCTCAGCGCCAGATCGAACTCCAGCTTTGTGCGCTTGGCATCATCGGCGGCCTTGTTTGCCTGATAACGTTGATCCGCGGCTTGTTCGGCCTCAGCTTTGGCAGCTTTGCGTTCTTCGGCGCGGATTTCGGCGCGGATCTGTCTGGCCTTGCTGGTATCGCCATCCAGGAATGCCGCCTGATAGCGGTCTTCCGCATCATCGAAGTCATACGCAGCCGGGGTTTCTTCTTTCTTCGGCGGCTCAGATGGTGCAGCGCCTTTGGCACGAGCCAGTTCTTCTTCCAGCTCAAGCACTCGAGCGCGATGGGCTTTGGCCTCGTCGTTCTTCTCTTGGAAGCGGGAGTGCGGAACCATCTTTGGCTTATCATCGCCTGCGATGGCGGCAAGCGCTTCTGCGCTAAACTCGGCACCAGCATCCTCAAGAGTACCGTCCTGATCGCCATCTTCTTGCTCGCCACCAAGATCTTCGCCCGGCAATGCGGCATCGATCTTTTCATCAGTTGGAACGAACTCGTCGCCTGGTTCAACGCCTGTTTTTTCTTCTTCAGTGCTCATTTGTGCCCCCTGGGTGAATTACTTCTTGGCGATCTGCGCCATTTCGTCGGACTTCTTCTTCGCAGCAGCTTTCGCAGCAGCGAGGCGTTTCGGGTCTTTGTTGATCTCATAGGCCTGCATCAGGACACGCATGTCCGACTCGGCCTGCCAGTCTTTATCATCGGGATCTACGGAAAGTGCTGCTTTCATGACGCTGGCGCTCCTTCAATTCGCGGGGTTTCGATGCCCGCGTCCATGCCGACGGCAGGGCTGGCGGGGGTAAGAGGATTGGTGTTCTTCGGCAGGTCGGGCGCTGCCATCACTGTTCCGGTGTACTCCGGCACGATCGGGGCGGCGTTGTGGTCGACGTAGCCGCCAGATAGCAGAAGCGCATCCGCAAGGCTGGCCACCGCCGGGGTTTGCGCGATAGTGGCAGCGGTCTGCACGGCGCTGAATTGCGCTGTAATGGACTTGGCCACGGTGTCGGCGCGAGTGTCGTCAGTCTGCGCCTTGAGCAGATCCAGGCTGGCCTGGGATTTGGCCGCATCAACCTGTGAGCGCCCGGCATCGGCTTGGGCTTTCTGAGCTTGGGCTGCCAATAGATCAGCTTTGGCCTGGAGTGTCGGATCAACCGGTGCGGCTGGTTGCTGCGACATCGCGTCGACGATTTCCTTTTTGTTCGCCAGGTTCGAATACTGGATGATGAACGACCAAGGGATATTGGCGCCCTTCTCGTTCAACTCCAGCGCCTGCAGGAACTGGCTGTTCTCGAAGGTGATCTGAGCCGGCGCCTCGGTGACGACCACGTCGTATTCGCCGATGGTCAGGTCGTTGAGAATCCGTGCATCGGCCTGCGGCCAGTTCAGCTGAATTTCGGTGGTGTTGTCATCACCGTTTGCGTCGGTCTCGGTAATCCGCATGATCCGAGGCTGATCGTAAAATGCCTGAATCATCTCCAGCATGCGGCCCGCCAGCAGCGAGCGGGTATAGGCGAGATTGTCCAGGGGAAGCGCAAGCGTTTGTTGGGCTGCGAACTGCCGGGTCTGGATGGCAATGCCCGATATCTCATCACCCTGAGCCCCCATCATGGCCTCATTGACGCCTGTCGCTGTAGCAAGGAATTCGCTGGACAGCTGGATGGTCTGCGCAAAACCCGGCGGAAACGGGTTTGGCGGGATCTTCTGAGGGCGGTCCTCGACCTTTGTGCCCGACTTGACCATCAGGTGCAGGCCGGTCTCGGCGCCGCGGTCGGCAAGGTCGCTGTCGCTCATGTTCGTCAGAGTGCCCGCCACCGTTATCCAGCCACTGTTGGCGCTGGTGTTGATGACGTGTAGCCCCTGACTCATCGACTTGTTGAGCATCTGCTGAGGCCCAATCGAGTTGTCGACCAAACCACGAGTCTTGCCGCGGCGGAATTTGGGGAAGTACGGCACCACTGTGAAGTGCCGGAATGGCGACCAGTCATCGTGCAATACCTGGTCTTCGGTCGTAACGGTCCACTTGATGCGGCGCACGCGGCGCTGCTGCTTGATTCCGCCATCTGCAAGCATGGCAGCCACAGCCTGATCGCTCATACCCTCGATGACGCGAATGTCCCCGCTCGACGTGATGATGCATTCGGCCCGGTCGATCTTCCACGCCTGGCGGTCGATGATCAGGTATCGCTTGATATCGTTCTGGTCGCTACTGCTGTTTCTAAGGGTATTGCCATTGCCGAAGCTATTGCGATCCTCATCTGTGGTTCCATGATCAAGTACATCGCCAGGCTCGTCAGGCAGGCTGTTAGCCGTCTTGGTTCCGTAGACGGTCTCAATCTCCTCAGTGGTCAGCCAGCGACGGATGATCACATCACCCCAGCCATCAGGGTCGTAGCTCTTGGCATCGGGGTCCGGGATCACATCCAGAGGGTCAAGCGTGTCGATGCTGACTTCACCCAGCATAGTGTCGTCATAGCTCATACGGATCTCGAAATACCCGCGCTGCTGGATTACTCCATCACTGAACACGGTGGTTTCGTGGTTGTGCAGCTTATTGTTGTCTGCAATCTGCATGGCAAGCTTGGAGAGCGTGCTGGCCGTCTCCTGATCAGCACTACCGCCTCGAGGACGAAACCCGATATCAGCACGGTTGCCGATCTGGTAGCCAATAGCCGCATCGATAGGCGATGAAATCTTGTTGATCTCGATTGGCAGGCGACCAGAGCTCTCGAGTGCCATTCGATCCTCGGGGCTCCACTGGCCTTCACCACCGCCACCCTCGCCCAGGTAGAACTGCTCGCACTTACGAGCGCGCTTGATGTAGTCGTCGTGACCGCGTTGGCAACCGTATTGGTATCGGTTCCGGTTCTCGGCAATAATCGGATCTGTCATGTCAGGAGCTCATCGCAGATTTACGGGCATTGCGGCGCATAAGCTTCACCTTCCAGTCTTCTAAGAATTGATCGTCAGCGGAAACCGGCTCGGCAAAGGTCAGAGCCAGTGCGTCGCCGTCGTCGGGGGAGCGGCGCAGCACCTTCTTGATCTCTTCCTTCTTGTCCAATTTGAGCTGGCCGTTGCTGCTGTATTGGTCGCCGCGCGCGGAGGTGAGATCGCCATGCAGGCGGTCGTCATCGGGAATGCATGGAGTGATGTCGTCGTGAATCCACTCGGCCATCTCGCCCCACATCTCCGAACGCTTGTTGAAGTACTTGCGTGGGTCGCTGGCAGCTGAGCCAAAGTTGACCGCTGTCACCCGATCACCAAAGCCCAGCTCGACAAGGCGGTCATAGACACCAGCACCAATCCCGCCGATGTCGATGAACATCATGCGGATGGAGGGGTCTTCACGGAGCATTCGCGCGGCGTGGCCCGCTACGTTCATCGTGTCTGCAGACTTGTTGCGCTCAAGCCCCCAGGCAACACGCCCTTGACGATGAATGAACACCGATGGATCGCCACCACGGCCAGGGTCGAGACCGACGACATGGGCGCCGATACGCTGGGCGTTCTTCAGCGGGCGTTTGCGGGCCAGCGATACCTTGACGGTGTTGATCAGTGGCTTGTGGCCGATCCGCTGGAATGCGAGGTCAACCGTGGCGGGGTATTCCTGATTGAACCAGTTGTGGTCGCCGGCGAAGTCGGTCGCGATCTTCGCGGCGCGCCAGGCCATTTGCTCGTCATCGAGGCCGTAGGCCTCTTGATATTCGTAGTCCTCCTCCGACATTTCGAAATCGAAGTCATTACGACGGTATCCGCTATCGGCGAACCATGGAATGAAGACCGCTTGGTAATCAGATTTCCCCTGTTCAGCCTGCACCCAATACTCATGGAACAGGTTGCCGAGACCATTTGCGGTGGACTCGATGATTCCTTCCGTGCCCTCTATCAGCGGGAGGCTCTGACCCAGGCCAGCCATGACCTGCTGAGCATTCGGATAAAACGCCATCTCTGACGCATGAAGGTATTGGATCGTGCCGGATCGACCAGCAGCGGGACTTCCGGCAGTGGCCACCTTGTACCCGCTCTCGTCTTTTTGAGAAAAGGTTAGCTCATGACTGGAGTTGGATTTGGCTTTGGGCCTGAGCACGTCGGGGCTCTGCTCCAGGAATGTCTTCGCCATGCCGAAAAGGTTCTGCGTGGCCGAATCCAAGTGAGTCAGGATCATGGTCCGCTTACCGCCGATCATGCTGGTCTTCTTGAAGAACCTGGCTGCTACGTATGTACTGATCCCTTGCTGACGCCCCTTTAATACGATGACGCGAACCCACCCTTTCTCAGCCCGTTGCTTTTCGATGGCTGCATGGAGGATTCGTTGAGCATCGTTCCAGATGAAAGGCACGACCGTGCCTTCCTTTGTCCGAATTTTCAGGGCAACTCTGCAGAACAGCTCATCGTCATCAATGAGCTGGGAGAGCATGGCGTCGGCGGACATGGGTTAGATATCTGCCACTACTGGCATGCCGCCCACAAGCGCAAGCCTTGGATAGCCAGGAACACTGTCGCCCGCTTCAATCTGCTTGATACGGTGGCCGAACACGAACGCCAAGCGCTCGATAGCCATTTTTCGAAATTCTGCGAACTCGTGCTCATCACCGGCGACAGCAGGCAACTGCAACTCTTTCGAAAGCGCGCCATACACGCCAGTGACCGCAGATCGCTCGGAGTCACTGGTATCAATCACCACCAAGCGTTCAAGGTCGATATTGTGCTCGGTGACTAATTCATCCGACTGCTGATTGCTCATGCCATGCCCCTGCTTCGTTATCGAAATGACAGGGGCTACGCTATGTGACTGGATTTCCTGTGCAACAGGTGTGAAAAAGCCCGATCAATGCCGGGCTTTTTCTTCGGTGCAGGCTTCGTGCTTAGGCGGCAAGTGCGCCATCTTCGTCCGGGTCGGGCTGAGGTTTGGCCGAATCCATCACGAAGTGATTGCCTTCTGCGCGCAGGTTTGAAGCGATGCCAGATGCCAACTGCTCACCACCGGAGCGCCAGTGAACCAGTGCGATGTCGAGTCGAGCCACAGAAGCGCCGTGGAACTCACCGATGGACTTGAGGCTGGCCAACATATAGCTGACGGGCTTTTCGACAGTCGATGCGAAAGCCGAACCAAAGCAGGCGCAGAGTGCGAGGCAGGCGTATTGCAGGATGCGTTTCATGATCATGGTTAATGCTCCGGTGCGTTTGAGAAACTGATTTGCCTAACAGGAGCCTTGAGAGTTTGTGACTGATTGGGGAATGCAAGCAATAAAAAGCCCGCTGGTTTAGGGCGGGCTGGTGCCGAGGCGAATGCTTCAGTGATCAGATTGCTTAGGGCTAGCCTGGTATCGCCACTCGCCGCCGTAGATTTGAAGATCATCAATGGACTGGCCGGAATCAAGCTCTCCCGCGCTCTCGAATATGTCGGTAGATAGGTCGGGAGGTAAGTCTGAATACTGAGCAACCACGCCAGTGGCTGCGGTGTGTATGGCGTTAATCAGGCGCTCAAGTTCCTCTGGAGATGAAATATTCAGCCCTGAAATACTCAGCCCCAGCTGAAGATATTTGATAGTCACAGTCTGTCCTCCTGGTGAAAACTGGACTGTACACCCGGCGATCAACCCGAGTGCTAACCGATTACACTACGGGCATACCGATATAGACGTAGCGCCTGTCTCTCCAAGCTCGTCCGCCTGAGACCTTCCAGCGCTGGGCA